CTAGCAAATCAAACCCGTTCAGAACTGCAAGACTCTGTTGTAGGCGGTTTTAACCGTATGCGTGGAGATATGGGCCAAGGATTTTCAGATACAACTTCTGAGGTTAGAGATGTGGGGAATACAGTAACAAAAGGGACTAGCACAGTAACAGACGCTCAAAATGCGGCTGCTACAGACTATACTCAGGCTATTACGTCTTTAGCTGTAGGTATGAATGCAGCCACCAGTGAAGAAGCTGCAGAACAAGGCGATATTATGCAGCGTCTTGATACGGTAAGAAACATTTTATCTCAGCAAGACATTAACATTTCTGACGATATGAGAAATCAGTACACAAAACTTGCTACATCTTTTGACGCACAAGGAAAACTAATTAGAGAAAGTGTAGATCAAAATGGTAATGTTACCAGACGTGCTATGGACGATCAAAGCAACGTCTTAATGGCTGAATTTAACGCACAAGGCGGCTTGCTTAATCAAAGTGTTATCAATGTAAACTCACTCCTGAACCAGATGGATCAGATAGGATATACTAATGCAAACGTCCGTGGTGCAATTGGGGATAGATCACCACAGAGTTTAGTTAACCCAAGGGCAGCGGTAGAAAGCGGAATTATGAGTAGGGATGGTACTTTCTTTAACACAATTGGATAAAATATGCACCCTAGAATAACGAGTGATCAGGGCATAAACCTGATAAAAAAATTTGAAGGACTAGCAAAGGAACGGGACGATGGCATGATAGTGCCATACCGTTGTGCGGCTAATGTTCTCACGATTGGATACGGTCACTGCAAAGGCGTAAAGAAGAATATGACGATCACAAAGGACGAAGCAGAACAGCTTCTACGGGATGATCTGAGGGTCTTCGAGCGTGAGGTTAAAAACCTTGTGACCGTACCCTTAACCCAATACCAGTTTGATGCGCTAGTATCTTTCTGTTTCAATTTAGGAAGTAGTGCTTTTGCAAGCTCGACTCTAAGGAAAAAATTGAACTCAGGAGATTATTCTGCAGTCCCTGCACAACTAATGCGTTGGAACAAGGCACGGGTTAATGGTGTTCTTAAACCCCTCAACGGGCTTACTCGCAGACGATCAGCCGAAGCTGCTTTGTTTACGATGGACTCACAATTACCAAGTGATGATCCTGATGTACCAATGGCTCAAAAGGTTACGGTACAGGATAAGAAACCCCTGACTAAATCTAAGACTATGGCAGGTGTCGGTATTGCAGGTGCAGCCACGGGTCTAAACGAAGTTGCAGGTCAGCTAGAGGGATTAGCTTCTTACTCAGGAAACCTACAGACCATATTTTTAATCTGTGCGGTGGGCGGCATAGCATTGGCTGCATTCGCACGATGGAAAGACCAAAAGGATGGCGTAGATGTTTAGCATCTTCGGCAAGATTAAAGACCTAATTATTGCGGCCTTAGTTATTGCCCTGCCCATCCTCTACATCGTTGGTCGGGTCAAAGGTAAAGCTGCAGAGAAGAATAAGATTTTAAAAGACGAAATAAAGGCCAAAGAAAAGGCTACAGATTTTTATAAGGCAATGGCTGAACATGAAGAAGATGGCTCTCTTGGTACTCGCAGTGGTCTTACTGACAGGCTGCGAAAAGACGGTTTATAGGACTAATCTCGAAGTCTACTGTCCACCCCTCAAATCATACTCAACGGATTTTAATGAGATACTAGCTGTGGAGTTAGATGTCTTGGACGAAGCTTATGAAGCAATCCCTGAAGTAGTTACGGATTACATAAAACTGCGTGATCGTATTCGGGTCTGCGAACAAGAAAAGGATGATCTATAATGGGATTATGGTCAAGCACCTTCGGTGGGGGAAATTCCCTTGAACAATCCATAGCTAATGTTACCACATCCGATGATGATACAGTGTATAGCAGTGGAGTATTAGTAGATAAAAATACTGGTAATGCAGTAGATGATAGTAATGCTACTGTTGGAAATGATGGTAGTGTTATAACAAGCAATTCGTCAGATGGCGGCAACAACATAATTTCTAATGTGACTACTGATATTACCAATGCAGCAAGCGGTTTCGCAAATGATGCGAAAATGGGCTTTGATAAGTTAACACTTAGTGAAGAAGCCTTTGTTAAAAAATATGGTAAAGATGTAGCTGATGATTTTAATCATAGAACTAAGATTACAAGCCTTGCGAATAATAAACCAAACCTAACTACAGCCGAACTCGAAGGGTTAGGATTAAGTGATGAAGATATTGCGTCTTATAATTTTAAAGTAAAAGCAAACTCTGACGGTTCAGGCGGTGGTGGCGATGATAGCCAAAGCGGTGGAGACAATGCCGACGATGCAGGTGATGGCTCTACTGAAGCTACGGGTAGTCTAGTATCGGAAGACAATATCTTAAAAATGTTAGAGTCTTCTGGTTTTATCAAAAGCCAAGAAGACCTAAAGGAGCTACTTAAAAATCCTTCTAAGTTCCTTACAGACAGGGGTGCTAATCTCTCCGACATTGCAAAAACGATACAAGTAGATCCTGACGCACTTGGAACGATGCTTGATCCTACTAACGAGAATTACGCACTTGGGAATTTGAGTAAAGCTGATGTATCTACAATTGATGGTACGGTAAAAATAAATGTTCCTACAAAGCCTACCTTAGATGACCTTACTGTAGATTCTGCTTTAAGTGACCTTAATAACGAAAAGTTTAACGTCAAAGCGATTGAGGGAACCGTCACAGACGATATGACTGTAGACCAAGATGCCCTGAAGTTAGATAAAAAGGGATTGGGTACAGGGGTAAACGAAGACGGTACAATTAATTATACAGGCGTAGCTCTGAACGATTATGCCGTCCAAAAGTTTGGTAGCGTAGTAAATACAAGCACAGTAGACGGTAAGCTATTAGCTAACGCTTTAGGTGAAGGAAACTATGTAGATAGCAAAGCTACTGTACTAGGTCAGATGGATCTTATTAGTGAGCAATTTGTAGATAATAATGGTAATCCTAAAATACCAAGTTGGGCGCAGGGTGTATACGGAAGTATAACTACCGACATGGCATTTAGTGGCCTTACTGGTACTCAAAAGATGGGTATAATGTCCAAAGGCTTGATGGAAGCCAGTTTGTCCATAGCAAAAGATGAAGCTGTATTTTTTCAAACTTTAACGACAACAAACTTAAATAATAAACAAAATCAAATTATTCAAAAAGCTGCAACGTTGGCAGGTTTAGATGAGTCTGAATTAGGTGTTAAAGAAAGATCCGCTATACATAATTCAAAAGCTTTTCTAGACATGAATATGACTAATCTCACTAATGAACAACAATCGGAAATTCTAAATGTAAAAAGTAAGGTAGATGCCTTATTTACTGAAACCTCAGAAAACAATCTGCGAAACAGGATGGTTTTTGAGACTGAGGCTGACTTCGAGAAGTTTTATGCAGGAATTGATTTAGAAGCACAAACTTTTATGGAGCAACTTAATTCTGATATTAAGAGATTTAACTCTGGAGAGATTAATGACTTCGAGGAGTTTTATGCAACCTTAGATAATAGGCGAGATGAGTTCACTTCAAATCTTCAGTACCTAATTGATGAGTCAAACGCAGGGTGGAGAAGAAAAGTAGAGTCCGAAAATACTGGGTTAACTTTCGATGCAGCCGCTGCAGACGTAAAGGCTATTTTAGATCTTTCGCAAGAGGGATTAAACCGTACATGGAATGAAGTAGATACCGTTTTAGACTACTTGTTTAAGGGCGCACAAACAGAGGAAGAACTGGCGGTACGTTTGCTACTTGGCGAAATGGATGCTTCATCCCAATCAAGTGGGGGTGGCAGTTGGTTTAGCACAATTGTCAGTGGAGTGACCAAAGTATTGGCAGCAAAATACACCGCAGGTTTAGTATAGGAACTCATTAAATGAAATTTCAAGAAGCAGTAGTTAAATCTATTAAATCGTACATGGCAGGAAAAGTACCTGCGGAGATAGAAAAAGTAACGGGAGAACCCCTGATATATACACTTGAGTATTTTGATGACCTTGAGAAAGAGTTAGAGATTGATACCCCCGATATAATGGAAGAGGACGAAGATGCTTGATGTAAGAAATGCAGGGCCGATTCCTGGTGAAAATTTATTATCGGATAGCCGAAATTATCCGTGGCACAGACCCCCTGAAGTAGAGACTGTGGATGGTACAGTAGAGTACGTCATGGGGAAAATGCAGGAAGAAGAAGTTGCAGAACTTGTATTTTCCATGATGGAACTGGAGCGTCCGTTGACCAACATAGTCACGGGCCTTTTGTTGCAAGGTGTTGCCAGTGGAAAGTTCCAAATAGACATGGCTTTGTTAGCTGCAGGGCCAGTATATCGCTACATCAAAATGATAGCTGATAAAGAGAATATTAAGTACGAAGATGGCCTTAAACGACAATCAATGCCTATCACTGCCACAACACTCAAAATGGCTTTGGGTATCGTTGAGGATAAGCCTGAAGTTGAGGCTGTAGCAGAGGGCGTACCAGAGGCTCCACAACCGCCTCAAACAGGTTTTATGGCGGCTCCAACAGAAGAAGATAAAACAGCGGCTCCTGACGAAGTACAGGCGGCTATGCTTGGTATGACTGAAGAAGAGGAAGCGTAAATGTCGTTTGCTGCTAGTAAGGCTCGAATAACCAAAGGTATTAAATCAGGTAAATATCAAAAGCCTGATACCACTATTCAAGATGGATTTATGGCGGCAAGTAATATTGTTGCAGAAGGATTATTACGGCAAGGCGAAAGACGAAGGGAAGAAGAAAAGCGTAAGCTTGAGGAAGCCCGTGAGTTAGCTAAAGATCAAAAGGCTAAAGAACAGGATGCAGTTAAGAGAAAGCGAAAAGCAGAAGCATTAGCTAAAGACCTTGGGTTTTCAGAAGGTAATACTGGCGCAGTTACTTACCTTACTGAGCAATTGTTTCTGTATGATGATGACTCTACTTTTGTTCAGAAAAAAGCTGATAGCGATATGAAGCTAAAGCGTCTGAAGGAAAAAGAGCTACCACCTATTGTTGAGGATGTAACTTCAGCCCGTATTGGTAAAGCTCCACCTTTAAGACTAGATGATGGTGTAGGAGGCGAAGCAGGAACAAAAACAATAGTAGATAATGGACGTGAAAGACCTTTAACTACATTAGATCTTCAAGAACTTGCGGATGGTCGTACGGCTCGTATTGATAGCAAAACTGGTGAAAAAATTGCACAACCTGAACTGATGAGCGAAGCTCAACAGATGATGGGTGCTTTTGGGCCGCAGCAACTAGAGAAAAGCGAAGTAACACAGGCTGAAACCAAACAGTTTGGATTAGAGATCGATCCTGACGCTAAAGAACCTGTTGAGCTAGATTATCAGAGATTAACTACTTTAGATGATATTGATCTCTATGTAGGTGAAATTAAATCTAAAGGCCAAACTCTCACAGACGATCAACAAACCGTAATAGACAACAGAAAGAACCTCTTAAATGGGCGAAGAGTTGATGCTGCAATAGCTGATGCTGTTAAAGACGAAAACAATGCCAAGAGTGCTCTGATGGCTCTTGAAGCGAAGGTAAATCAGGCAGCAACTGAGGATGAAAAAAATAAAATAACAGATAGCTACGAATACAAAGCTATAAAAGGTTTTGTAGATAGGTTTGCGCTAGGTGAAAACTATGAGGTTCCAATTAATCAGCTAAAAACTGCACAAGATGTTCAGTTAGAAAAAGCATTTATTGTAATGAACAAAAAGAATGTTGGCCCAGAAGTAATGGCGGCATTAGAGGAAATGGAGAAAGGTTATATAGCTAAAGAAGCAGAAGATAAACGTCTAGAAAATGAACCTTCACTAGCTGAAAAAATAAGTATCATTAATTTAGATGATGATGAAATAGCTGAGTTAGCAAAGATTACTGCTAATAGCCAAGACCCTAGAACTCAGCGTTTATATGAATACGCAACACTTCTAAAAGAAGCGGCTTCAGGCAAAGAAATAAATGTTTCTGAATATCTTGGTAATATGGGGTCGGTCAACGCCACTAAAAATAGAATAATAGAAATTAAAAATGACACAGATTTAACTGATGATGAAAAAGAGCAAATTCTAGCGGTGATGGAGCCACATCTAGTAGAACTACAACAATCTGCTAAAAAATTAAAGCTTACCGATATAGATTATCTTGGTGATGTAGTTATAGACAATGAAAAAGGCATAGTAGTAAAACAAGAACTTGTCTTAACTGAAGACGGTGAATTTTTCTCACCAATGCTACAGAAAACATTTAGTTCGGATGAAGTGCAGAATGCAATAAGTGTAAAGTCACAAGAAACTTTGATGTCAAACGCCACACGTCTTCAGGATAATGCCTTTGCTAAGATGGGTGACGTTAGAAAAAATATGTCTGACTTATTAAGACGTGCCAAAAGTATTGATGATATTGTTCAAACAACTGATGGAGAGATACTGACATTTGTTGGCGGTACTTTTCCTTCAATTATGAAGCGTATTGAAAACGAAGTTGGAAGTCTTAACACACTTCTTGGTGGATCTTCTACTGGTACAATTAACTCTGTCGTAGAAAATGCAATAAACGAAGAAATTAAAGCACAATCCCAACAATTAGATAAAATTGGGATTAATGCTCAAGAGTATGCAAAATTTCAATCTCGCCTGATAGAATTTGCGTTTACTTACGCTCGAACAGGTTTAGGACAGGTAAGAACTACAGATCAAGACTTTAATGCTGCAGTTAAAGTTGTAAGTGCAGGAAGTGATTACCCAACCTTTTCAATAAATCTTCGAGGTCTTGTAAAATCAGCATACGCTATGAACCAACAGGAACATGATGATTATCTAATTAGACCAGATGTTGTAGCAGCGCAGAATACCGTAGGTGCAGATGCAATCTATGGAGATTTCCTAATAACAATGTCGGATTATCTACAGAACCAAGAAGATATTCCTGAAGCTATTACTTGGATGAATACAGAGGTTCCGCAAGCCCCTGCTCCACAGAAAAACCAAAATCAAGTTCTTAATGAGTATTTAAATTCAGATGTCTATAAAAATGACACGCAAAAAATAAATGAATTTGAGACACAAGAAGATAAGGAAATGTTCATAAATATGATAGCACGGAGACTGCAAATAAACTCTTCAATTGTAAGAAGTCAGCTATTGAAAAATGAGGAATAAATGGAAGAATTAACACAAGATGAGCTTGATTTCCTTGAGCGAAATAAAGAGCTATTATCTGGTACTAGTTTAGATCAGAACATTACTTCTGAAGAGGAAAAAGAACCTATTGATCCTGAACTGCAAGATTTACTAAATCGAAATCCAACCATTGATTTGTCAGGAACTAGTCTTGATCCCACTAACACTAAAACTGCGGTAGGGGGGAAAATATCTACAGATGTCACCGATGAGGTAAAAGCCGTTGATGATGTACGGGATGCAAATACTTACAATAGCCTATATCCTAACTATCCAAACTATCCTCAGAGCGCAAAATTAAAAAGTATGATAGAGATACCTTCTACGGATGGCTCTTTAACTGAAAGCGAACAGGAACTTGCAGAGTATGAGAAAAATCTAGCAGATTGGAATGCAAAGGCCGAAGATAGATATAACAATACAGGTTTTCTAGACCCCAATGGAAGACGTTACTATCTTAAAATGGTTCCAACAGGAACAGACGAGAACGGGGTTGCAATATATACTGAACAATACACAATAATTCCTGCACCAACAGGCAGTGCCTCTAGCTATGATTTAGGTAGGGTCGTAGAACAAGCAGGACGGGATATATATCAACAGCTAGGGGGGCTTGTTACAGAAGGTAAAATACTTAAAGAAACAGAATTAGAGCGTAAGGTAGCTGATTTTGATTTATCAGGGGGTGAGCAATTTTTTGCTACCATGTTAGGCATCATAGCTCCTTCGGCTCCTGCTATTAAGGGAGCTAAGTATCTTGGAAGATATTTTAAGGGTGCAGAGCTAGGGACTAAAGGAACAATTACCGCAGACGCTGCGGCAAGTGCGGCTGTAGAAGCCGTGATGTCTAGGGAAGGTGATACAGGACTTCTTATAAGACCAGAACTTCTTCAAAACAGGTTTATTGATGAACAGGGTGCAAAAGACTTATCCATGTTTTTGGATGGGATGTTTCTTAACGGAAGTTTAGATTTTGTATTAGCAGGTGCAGGTAGAGCTTTTACTTTTGGATTAGGAAAAGTAAGTGCCACTAAAAAACTAGCAGACCGTGAAGCTCTCAGAAAAGCTGTCACTGATGAATCGATGAAGAATGTTTTAGAATATCTTGATCCTAAGTTGGCTACAGTCGGTGCAGATGAAGCAAAAAGAAGAATATATTTACTTTCTGAAAAACTAAATGATGCATCTTTAATTGATCTTACATTAGGCAAAGCCTCAACAACTATTCAGGCCGATACTACGACAGCAATGCTCAGAGCTTCTGAAGCGTTTGTTCGTGAGGCAGATCAGAACCTGCTAAACACAATGTCCAAGGCAGAGTTTGATGAGTATGTAACGGATGAAGCCGCCAGAATGTCCTCTGCAATGATTGCTTTGATGAGAAACCAATCCGTTAATCCTGCGGTTCAAGAAGCATCCACAAAAACTTCTACTAAAATAGGAGAGTTCTTACAGGATGCTGCACAAGAAAACCTTCCTGCAGGACAGACCGTAGACTCCGCTGCACAAACGGCTACGTCTAACATTGTGAAAACTGTTGATGAGCAAGTGGCAGAACTTACAAGCAAAGCAGATGACGTGTCTAGGCAGACAGATGAAATTTTATCGGCCCAAGCAACGGTAGTTGAAGATAACCCTGTGGTTGCGGATATTATTGGTGGGGGTAGTGCGTTTACGACAGACTTGTCCACATATCGTCAGGCGGTGAATGATATTTTTACAGGGGATGTATACCAAGAATTTAAACGCACTTTTGCGGAAGTTAACCAAAAATATATAAATTTACCCGAAGCAGAAATTGATGCAGGTCTTTTAAAAGAACAGCTACAAACCGTAATACGATCTTCCAATGAAATGGACGGGTCTGGCGCAAGGGCGGCATCAATATTAAGAGATATTTTAGAACCATTTAATGCAAAAAAGATTGCCACTGATGCGCCTGAACCTGAACAACTTCCATTTGGATTTAGATATGGGGATGATGCTGCACAAACAGAAACTGCAGAGCAAATCCTAGAGCGTGTTACAAATGATATTAAGTTTAAAGATTTGTACCAAATTAAATCTAATATGGCGGCTGTCATCGATAGATACAAAAATGAACCTGCAGTAATGCAGAGGTTAATAGCATTTAGAAACCACATTACAGACGCAGAAAATGGTCAAATAGCTTTTATTAAATCTACTCAACCTGATGTTGCAAACCAGTTCATTGAAGCAGATGAATTTTTTAAAGCGGCTAAATCCAAATTCTCAAACTCAGAGCCTGTAAGACAACTAGAAGTTAAATTACAAGGTCAGGCTAAGTTCGATTCTGAGACAGGTAGTATACCTGGGCCATATGGTAGAGGTGAACCCGATGTAAAACTTGGGGGAAAACAATTCTCTGACCAGATAATTGGGGATACCACTGGTACTCTCAATACCCAAGTTAAGTATATGTTAGATGGGATTAAATCACCAGAAGACATCGATGGGGTATTTGGGGATTTGTTTGCTGCACAGGCTGCACAGGATCTGAGACAGCAGATTTTGAATGCAGGTGATAGCGCACAATTAGAGACACTTATTTCTAACGCATACTTACCATACAGAGAAAAACTACAAAGTGTCGGTGCTACAGAGCTTCTGTCTAAAGTAGATACCGCATTCAATCAGGTTAAAGATGCAAGACTTGGATTAGGCGATGTAAAACTATTTAACGATACTGCAGCCAAAAATCTTGATGACCAAATAAAACAGGCTCAAGAAGGTGTAGTAGGTAGATTGATAAGTCCAGAAAAGGGAAGCCCTAGAGGGCTAGACGCACAAGGGCCGAGCAGATTAGTTCCTATATCTGATGCTAAGAGTGAGCTTGCTGCAATTATTACGGGTAAAGATAGTGTTAATAAAATTAATGCACTCAAGGATCGTATTAATCAGCTTCCTGAAGTTCAAAGACAGCAAGCAATGGAAGCTTTACAAGCGGTATCATTAGATGTGGTGGGATCAAAAATATTTGGAGCTACGCCCGTAGGTACTCAGGCTAGAAATATCAACTTGGGAACCGTTGCTAAACTATCGGCAGACGAAACAAGCAATCTTATGAAATCTATCGACAGTCTTTATTCAGCGTCTGATACACCTCTTATGAGGGAGATGGTATTTAAAACACTTAATGATGTTTATGACGCTTCAATACCAAACAGAATGAAAGTAAATCAATCTGGATCAGATACGTTTATTAATACTGCTAGAAACTCTGATATGCGTGATGCTGCTTCTACCGCAATACTGGTCTTTGCAGGATATATGAATCCAACTGCAGCCCTATTGCGTAGGCTATCTTCTGTACCAATAGCAGAGGCTGAGAGATTGCAGAAAGAAATCTCAGCTAACGTGCTTGCGGTTGTAGTGACAAATCCAAAGATGTTCTCAGAGTATGCAAAAGCATATGCAGATGGTCAGCCTAAATCAAAACTCCGTGAGTTAGCAGAAACGGCAATCTCAGCGACACAGAGAACAGGGCGTTATGAACTTAGGGTTCAAGAGCAAGATGAGTTTGGCGCAGAGGACGCATTTTTGTACGACAGAGATATGATGCAAGCATTAGGATTAGTCCAATAGAAAACCCCCAAGCCGAAGCAAGGGGGCATAACACTTAATAAAGGGGTAACTAATCCCTTCCTATATTCATAATAGAATAAAAGCTCTTGGGTCAAATGATTCGGGAGTTTTTTCGTTTTACATGCGATAAATCCTATAGTATCCCATACTATATATTGTTTTTAGACCTGGTAAATATCAACATGTAGATGTGGATAACTTTTGGCAGCATTGATTTTATTAGGTTTTTTCAGTCAAGTATAAAATAATTAAATTAAACAAATTACTTTATTGACCTTTGGGTGCTTCCTACGTCAGAATTACGTTAGGCAGAGATTAACTACCTCAATAACGCCTATTGAAGTAACACTTAATAAAGGAGTAGTTAATGCTATTAACTGCAGAAAAAGCCAATGAATTTGGCATTGCTCTACTTGAGGCAGCAAAACAAAGTAGAGAGGCAGAACAACAATATCTTATCGTCTGTACTCTCGACACTTTTACGGCAATCCCTTTTAGGGAAGCATGTGGGTATGATCCCAACGAAGATATTCTAGTAGCCTAAAAGTAAAAACCCTAGGCAATTAAGCCTAGGGTCACTAAACTGAAAAAGGCAGTGACCAAACCGCCAACTTCTTCTATATTATATACTATCAGAAGCCCTGTGGTCAATAGCTACAGGGCTTTTTTGAACTTTTTTAGGAGTTCTACTGCCTCTAAAAACAATCTTATTTAACGGGCCTGTTTTCTTTCCCCTGCGGTTCATTAAAATAGCTGCTTCATCGTGAGAAACCTTACAGTCAAAATTTTTCTCAGCATGGTTTAAAAATTCGTCCCAGATTTCTTTGAAATGTAATTCCATTTCTGCAGGGTCTGTAATCCCTGTTTTAGAAAAGTTAACGTCAGCTACTGCGACTAGTCTAAGCATAATAAAATCCTCATTAGTTAATGCGAATCAAAGTATACAACTAATACACTTAATAAGCCACCTAATAATAGGAATTTTCTATTTTAGTTTATATCTTTCCATACCGTGTATAAAATGAATGCAAATGCTATAATTAAAATCGCTTCAAACCACATTTTAGTAACTCCGTGCTAAAACAAAGTGCGCCTTTGATACGGGAACATCATAAAACTTTTCACCGAAAGCGATCTTATAGTTTGGTACTTCAGTCGTAGGGCTTTCCTTAACAACCTTGCGTCCAAAGATGGCTGCATGGGTCAGACTATTGTTGAACACCATGAACTGTGTTGGTTTGTCTAGGAACTTAGCCTTACGAACAGGAAGGTGGATGGTGTCGTACTTAAATTTAACACCATGCCACACTTTCTTGCGCTCCACCTCACAGTAGAACCGCTTGTTCTGTCCTTCAACTATTAGGTCAACCCCATACTCGTCAGGATTGTCTTTGCAAACATACCCCAGTGAAGACCAAAAGCTTTTAGCTGCTTCACGGGTTGCACCATCCGATTCTAGAAAATCTTTCTGTTGGAACTCTTTGTACATTTGCTTGCCTGTTAAAGTTGAATGCTGCGTTAAAACCCCGAAGCCACTCTTTTGCATAGAAGCTTCGGGATCGATATTTACAGGTTAGGTTTCCTTGAAAGAAATCTTGATAACCTGTCTGATAAGGATCTTCCTGCATGTGTCTGCCTCAATAACATTACGGAAACCCTAGCCTCAGTTATTCGCATTTTCGTAGTCCTGATGATGGCTCATAATAACAAGCGCCACCTTCCTCTACGAAGTCTGCGTTGGCCTCTTGTTGAGGCTCTTCTACAACGTCCTCAGATGCCGAAGCATTGAGAATGCCGTATCTCTTTCCAGATGCACGGAAGGTTGTGCAGCCACTGCTACCGCCCTCATACGCATCCATGTATACTTTCTTAAAATCTTCCCATGTAACGTTGTCACCAACATTGCACGTCTTTGAACAAGCGGAATCAACATAGCGGCTTGCTACGTTTAAAACTCGTACATGGTCGAAGACTGAGAGTTCATCAGCGGTATTACCTTTTACACCAAACTCTCTGTAGCCATAGTCATCTACTCGCTCGACTTTAGGCCCATCGAAGGTTTGTATGGTGCGGTCATAGCCAAGGCTAAACACAGGCTCTATGCCAGAACTAACATTGTCAGCCGAAAGGGAAATAGTTCCCGTAGGAGCTACAGACAGTAGGTGGCTGTTACGGATGCCGTACTTAGCAATCTCTGTCCGTATCTCAGTCGGCAAGGTCATTGCAAAGCCACTGGTCAGGTAGTCGTTCTTGAACAGCGGAAACTTACCTTTTTCTTTAGCAAGCTCAATGGAAGCCTTGTAAGCTTCATCACGGATGGTAGCCATGATGTCCTCGAAGATGCGGATGAAATCATCTGAGCCATAATCAAAGCCAAGAGCTTCGATGGCGTTGGCAACTCCTGTTACCCCCAAGCCCATACGTCTTTTGTTCTTGGCCTCCTCTTCTTGCTCTGGAAGAGGGTAGGTTGCTCTATCAACGACATTGTCCATAGCTCGTACAACCCAAGGAATATCATTCCGTAGCATGTTCATATTGAAGACGTACTTCCCGTCATGCTGAACAACATATTTAGCTAAATTAAATGAACCTAGTAAACACGCTCCGTTGGGTGGCAGCGGTTGCTCCCCACAGGGATTTGTCGCTGCGATCTCTTCACAGTAGTGCAGGTTGTTCTTCTGATTAATTCTATCGATGAATAGTATTCCAGGCTCTGCCCAATCCCAAGTACTTCTGAGAATGTCATCCCACAGGGCTTTTGCTTTCACAGTCTTGTAAGCAGTTCCCTCGAACACTAGGTCAAAGTCGTTGTCTAATTTTACTGCTTCCATAAACTTGTCGGTGACTGCAACACTCATATTAAACTGAGTTAGGTCAGTACTGTTGTTCTTAGCTCTGATGAACTTTTCGATGTCAGGATGGTCTACTCGCATAACCGCCATCTGTGCGCCTCGACGGTGTCCTGCAGAGCTAATGGTTTTGCAAGTTGCATCAAAAATACCCATAAAACTTAGCGGCCCAGAGGACTTACTGTCTAAGCTCTTAATTAAGGCTCCGTGAGGGCGCAAAGTGGAAAAGTCGTACCCGATACCGCCACCTAGTTGCATGGTCTTAGCGGCCCTTGCAACGGCTCTGGTGATGCCATCCATAGAATCCTCAATTGTGGAGCTAACAAAGCAATTATACGGAGTTACGGTTCTGGGCGCACCCATAGCGGATTGAACCCGTCCTGCAGGGAGAAATCTCTGGTTAAGTAAAATTGTTCTAAACTGTTCAAAATGTGTATCATCGTCTTTTAATGCGTCTGATACTCTGGTCATAGCCTCGTAGAAAGTCTCACCTTCAGATCTATATTTCATTGCGTGTATTTCTTCAGATATTGGTAGTTTCGGCCCGTATTCGTTTTTTATCATTATTCTTGCTCCCAAGGGTTTATTGTTTTAAATCGGCTAGGTAAGGCTCTTTGTAATTTGGCCCTTTAAGTACTTTCCCGTCTGCACGAAAAATTGGTTGTCCATCTTCATCAAGCTTACTCATGTTGCTTGCATGGACACGTCTGACAGCTTCATCTAAGTTCCACCCAAATGTGGATGCGTAGCCGTAGGTAACGTAGACTAGATCTGCTAGTTCTTTGATTAGGTTCTCTTCATCCGTTGCGCTGAGAACTTCGGCATATTCTTCCTTCACCAACATCAACCTGAGTAGGTCGTGTCGGGTGTCTTTCATCCACGGAAGATTAACGGATTGCTTATAAGTTCTGGCAAACTGAGCAACCATTTCCAGTGGGGTTTTATTTAGGTAAGTATTAGGATCACGGATTAGTTCGTTGTCCTCATAGTAATACTCATATCCAGGTGTTATCATGGCTCTCCCTTTTTCATCTCTTCGATCAATCGGTTGAGGTAGTACTGAGCCTTTTCAAGATCCTCGACGCTCTTTCCTTTGTATGGAAATCGCCAAAGATACTTGAAGACAGATTGCCAACAGTAAGATGCGTGACTTGCCATATCCGCACCGTCCGACATTGACGCCATAGCATCGATGCATTCGATACGGCTCTTGGAATAATGCGGTGGGCTGTTTACCATGTCTTCATCTAGAGTGATGGTACTGTCACCCATAGTAAGGGTGTATTCTTCTCGACGGACGTGAGGTATGCTCATTATTGTTTCCTATTAAATGGTATGATTTTGGATTCAGCGATTGCATCAATGAGTTCGTCTTCAGGCTCAAACTCAATCTCTTCACTGCGCTCGTTTTCTAGCACTATCTTTCCTACCGAAGTGAGGTACTCATAGCCCTCAGATGCTATATGCATTAGCCCGTATACGAGTTCTTCATATCGATCAGCCTCATCTTCGCTAAGAGTTGCATGTAGGTTGTTGAAGGGTCTGATAGTAAAACTATCACCGTCCAATGGGATAAGAAAAATTCCGCATGCTTCTGGGACATCGTCTTCCGTTTCGCTCATTTGTTTTTTCCAATCAGTTTAAAAAAATGTTCTGCATCAATAATTGCTAAAGGCTTTTCTCTGTTGGCTTTCACGATGGCTACTGGCTCTGCTTTTGTTGGGCAGTTGGCTTCAGCCTGACGCATAATCTTATAGATGCTCAGAGCTTTCAGAGACTTGCACTCAACGCTGTAAGGGAACAGTTTACGGGCTGCAGGGGAGAGGCGAACGTCTTCACCTGCTTGTCCCATGCCCGTTGATACGACATCACTAGGTTCCAACTTCGGAAACAATGCTAGAATTTTGTCCCTCACCCATTGCTGATGTAGCCGCCCTTTGGCTTTAGCCGATTGGGTTTTTATTGGCATTAATCATCCTCAATAAACCAATACATTGGTGGGTTTTTAGCTTCAGACTTTGGGTGTGGCATATATTTAGCTTTTGGATAACATGGCTTAATAAAGTCGCACCACTCACAGGACTTAGCTAACCTTTTTAATCCTGTTGGCTTTCCTCGAAACGTATCTGGAATTGGAGCAAACTGACGGTCTAGAGGTGCGCCCGTGGTTACCTGATCAACATTATGCTCCATTTTAAATAGGTTCATCTGTTTCTCAGTTTCAGACACTTCCGCATCAACCACGGCAATACGCCCGTTGGATTTATTAACTACGATCCAACCACCAAGCTCTTTGTTCTGGGCTTGGGCATAACCTGTAAGCTGACCGACATAGCCAAAGGGATCATCCTCTTTTAGACCAGAGTATCCCTTGTTCCACTTGTTATCGAAAGCCCACGGACTGCAGGATTTTACGTCATAGACCTTATGATCTATTTCAATATCATCCTCACCTCTTACAACCGTTTCACAGATCTTTAATTCTACTTGGTTCTTACCACCTGTAATGTTTGCACCTGCAATCTTCAGCATGATGTTGGTGATACATTCTACTGCGTCACCAATGAGCATTTGGATTTTGAAGTTGTAGTCTTTTCGCTTTTTTTCAGAACCCATAGCTCCATGCTGAAGTTGGCACAGAGGCTTGCCAACGTTGGACATCCGCAGACGAAAGTCTCTATCCTGCGGAGTTAGCTGTTTGCGAAGTGCGGCCTTAAATTCTTCAGCCGCTTCATCGATCCATGCTTCATCAATGGTTAGACCATCAAATTCGTCATTAGACAGCTTGTCCAACGTCATCTCTAATTGCTGTTGTAGCATTAAGCTGCAGCATCCTCGAAGTCTTCTTCAAGGCTGTCACCTAGTGCTTTCATGGCTGCATTATCGACAGACCCTTGTTTAATTGCCTTAAAGTAGGAATCCATAATGTCAGCTTTTTCAGCCTTAATGGAGTTAAAGAAAACTTCCATTGTTTGATAGACAGGCATAGTTAGAGGAATTTGGTTGCCCAAATCTACAGCATAATTAAATGTGTACCACGTCACAGATCCATTTTCTTGATACTCAGATGTTAAAGTGGCTTGGTACTCATAAAGATTTTTACCTCTGGGAAGACGCTTCATGTACTGGTTCCAGAAGCCGCTGTAGTTAGAGTTTTTGTGAAACATGATCACTGGCTCGTTCTCATACACAACCTCTTCACCGTCCACAGTTTTACCCGTGTAGCTCACTAAGCCTCTGGTGACACGATGCTGCATATCTCGCCAACGCTTTTGCTCTGTCGGCTCAAGAAGCTTGCGGTCTTCCCAAGAGGGCATCCCACAGGCAATCCCACCTAGTTGATCATTCGCCTCTTGACTGTTGTTAATCACTGGAACACTTTTGTTAACTAGCTTTCTTTTCCCATCAATCTCTTCCCAGTGAAAATATTGAATGTGAGAGCAAAGAGGTCTGAAAGTAACGCTTTCTGCGTATGCAGTTTTCTCTGCATTATGAAGATAGAAACTACCCTCTGGAATAGGCTTTTTTGTATCCTTATCCTTACTTCTAGCATTAATTTTAAGTTCTGGAACTTTAACGATGGAGCTTTTGCCACCACCTTTAATCTCTGTTCCAAGTTCTGATTGTAATTCCTGCAACGCTGCAGGATCTATTGTCGTGAGATCATTCATTTATATACTACCCGATCTTATTAAGTGAACTTATAGTATGCCACAGTTAGGTGGCGTTAGTCAACTAAATTCGACTTGATCCATCCAATTTTTTCCACCAGAGATCTCAATTTTTAAGGGTAGTGCAAATTCATAGCCCCATCGATCAGTAGCCTCTTCCGTTACTCCTTCCATAGCCCACGTCAGAGCCTCTTTGACCTGTTCCAATTCATCAGGATGGGTATCCACAACGATGGAGTCATGCACTGTAAGAACAAGCTTAGATTTGAGGTTTAACTCCCGAAACTTTCGCAATGCTCGAATGCAGCTTAAAGGGACGATGTCAGCGGTGGCTGTTGATTGTACGGGATAGTTCACTTGCTGAGTGTAATGCTTTGTACGTCCGTTCCTGCGTCTGGTTTCATTAGGCCAGTAAAACTGTCGGCCTGAGAATGTGGTAATATGCCCGTCCTTCATCACGCCATCAGTGAGCTTCTTATGGTAAGCCCCTAGACCTTTGTAGATGTCAAAAAAACGGGTGTAGTAGTTTTTTATATGCCCTTCATATTGATTCCCTACCGCACCATAAATCGGGGCGAACGAATGCGCCTTTACCGCCTGACGTGCATCTTTGGTTACCTCAGTAGTCTTACATTCATTAATAATAGAAGCTGTTTGCTTGTGCAGGTCTTTACCTTCGAGAACGTCTTTGATGATCTGCGGATCACGGGATAATTCCCCTGCCATGACAAATTCAAGATTCGAGTAATCTGCCTCAATGCATATGCCGTTTTTAAATCTGCTAACAACTGCGCTCCGTACAGGAAAGCCTCTTTTTGGGGCGTTCTGCATATTTGGGGCGGTACTGGATAATCGTCCTGTCGAAGTGATACACTGGTTGAATTGTGTATGGAGAATACCGTCTGGACGTGTCCATGTTTCAAAGCCAACGATAAAGCTGTCTAAGTAAGTTGATAGGGCGTTCATTCTGGAGAGCTTACTTAAAAATTCTACTGCAATGTCGTTACCTTTGGCTTCCGCTTGGCTAATTAAACTCTTGATTGTAACCTTATCTGTTTTAAATCCGTGAACACTTGCGTCAGATGGCTCTTTAGGAAGCATTTTAAGTCCTGCAACCTTACCGTTAGGGATGTACAAAGCTCCTTTAGCGTCACAGGTTTTGCAAGGGGATGTATTCTTATACGGCTCTCCATTTACTTTGAACTTTCTGATCCTGCCACTGCCTCTACAGTCAGGGCAAACCTTTGCGTCTGTCTTCTGAATAACCTCAGTGGTAGATCTAACTGCCCTCGTAAACTCTGCGTTCTTCATCCACGGTGGGAACTTATGAGGGCCAATATTAAAGACGGTCTTATGTATGTTCTTGTCTTTAACTCTGCGGCTGTAGATCACCTTATTCATATCCTCGCCCGAAGCTAAGTTAATCGGAGTATCTCCCATTACCTCTTCTACAATTTCTTCAAGACGCTTTGATATTTCCTGATACTCTTCAGTAAACTGTTGCTTAATCTCTTCGAGCTTTTCTAAGTCAACTTTGATGCCGTTTTTTTCAAGCTCTACTAAAAACAGAAGCATTTCGTTCATTAACGTTACTATATAAGCCATGCTTGTGTTCTCAGGCTTTGCGAAGTCCTTTTGCTGCGTTAAGTAAATGCACTGGCAAGATTTAACATCAGCCTCTGCATATTCAATCACAGTATCCAAAGGCATCATTTCAAAGCCAGTTCCAGATTTAAAAAGATCGTCTACTAAATCTGATTTCTTCCTACTTACATCCCTGCGCTCTGCAGTAGCTTTGAGAGATAGCTCTTGCCTTTGCCCTTTAGCTAGGATGTATTCACCGATCATCGTGCAGTACACGGTTTCAGGGATAGTGAAGCCCATTTCTACGAGCCACTGGGTATCGAACTTAGCATTGTGTGCTACTAAGATGTCAGCTTCTTCGAGGGCTTGCTTCAGTGTATCAGGGCTGTCAGGTGTTTCCTTTTCATTATGGTGAAATACCAGTGTCTGTATAGGCTCTCTAAGCCAACAGAAGTGGGCTGATACGCATTTATTGCTAGGGTGAAAGGGTGAGTTATCTATCTTTCCGTTAAGTCGTTGTATGGTCGTTTCCAAGTCCAGTATT